CTACCAGCCGCCGTAGTTCCCGTGTCTAGCTGAGTAACTCCTAAGCAGTTTTCAGACGCGTTGATACCGTACGTACCAGCTTGGTTGGATGCGCCCGTGCCTGTGAAAGATGCAGTTAATCCACCAGCAGTAGAAGTTACAAAGTCATTGTCTTCGATATAAACTCGGTCTGTATTTCTTGCTAGCAATTGATTTTTGTTTGCTTTTCTATGAGCTGCAAGTGTTGTGTCGTAGTAAGGGATTACTGAATCTGTAGGCACTCTGGTTTGACCAGATAGAGCGGTTAACTCATCTACTGCTAAATCAATTGTTCTATTAGCAGAGATATCACCACCGCCAGAGAGGCCGACACCAGCAGTGAGTGTAACACCGGTGTGATCAATGTGCTCACTTGCTACAAAGTTTAAAAGATTATCGTGATTAACACCAGGCTCATCTACGTTGAACGTACGAGATGCGCTAATATCGCCGCCGCCTGATAAACCAGTACCCGCAGTTAAAACAATCGCAGTATGATCAACGTGCTCGTTAGCAACAAAGTTTTGTAGGTTGTCATGGTTTACGTTTGACTCATCAACATTAAGTGTTCTATTAGCAGAGATATCACCACCGCCTGATAAACCAGTCCCAGCAATAATGCTAACCGATGTGTGATTAATATGCTCATTCGCTACAAAGTTTAAAAGCTGATCATGATCCACACCCGCTGGCAGAACATCAATCTGCATGGTGTTTGCTACGTCGTTATAAGTAAAGTTTGCGCTTGCTGTGTCTGTGAAAGCTGCAGCGATTGCATCCTGCGCATCTTCGTCGGTGTACTCTAAACCACTTTGAAGGTCTGTAAGTGTCCCGCTAGAATCCTGCAATGTAAGGTGATTTAAGTTGCTCGAGTTAAACCCGATATAAAATTTGCTGGCCGGTGGATTCGGCGAGATAGGCATTGCCACAGTACCAAAACGTATAAAATTGCTCATTCCCTAAGCTCCTAAAGACAGCATACCCTTCATATCAAGGATGCCATCAAGTATTAATCCGTTACTTAAAAAGTACTCCTGATTCTCTTCAACGTAAACACAAGTGTTTGCAGGAATATTAAATAATGGAAATTTTGGTTCAATATCATCTTTCACAAAACTCATTGACCCATCGACCTCTAACACACCGTCTAACAAAAGGGGTGACTCAAGTAGCATCTCTTTTGTCGATCCAATGTTTACAACTCTACCCACTGGAATTTGTTTAAAACTAAAATTGCTATCGAACCCTAATGGCTCACTAAAATCATCGATGATGATTTGACCATCGACAATCAACTCGCCGTCAACTAGTAGTCCGCCTACTAAAATCATTTGCTGGCTAGCGGGTATAGTGATGCTCTCTGAGGATTCTACTGTGTGGTAACTAAAGTTAATGCCAGCAGCTTGAGAAGCCCCAGACTTATCTAACCCAATCTTTAATAATGGGTTAAATGTAAACCCCATTAAGTAGTCCTCTCAACGTAACTAAAAACTTCTTTTGTAGAGTCAGTGTAACCAACTTCTAAAACCATAACTGTGGTCACTGTATCTTTTAAAAACGTATAAACTTCTGTGGTCGCAGTTGGGTATGTTGCTTCGATTCGATTACCCACAGCGATTAAAGGCCACTCGCCGATTGTAGCGCCTAGGTTAAATCCACCAACGGACTCAGAGCCAACAACGCGAACTGCAGTCTGACCCGAGGTTGTCTCGGCAAATCTGTCATATTCTCTTTGCTCTATGACTCCAGCTATAGCCACTAGCTACCTTCTTTTTCGTTAATTAAATAGGATGCGTCTTCGTAGTAAAATGCGTACCAGTTCTTACCGATGCGCTGGATTTGATATTCGTGAAATGTGCTTTTGCTTAAGTTGTTAGCAAGCATTAGCCGCTGGAGAGCTTTAAACTCCCCAGCGACCAAAACATTTGGGATATAACTAGAGTTAAAATCCCGCATTTAATTAGTTGTTGTCTTTGATGATAAGAGCAGACTTACCTACAGCTGCACCGTTAACACCAATTTGCATACCTTTTACGCCGAACAACATGTCCATTGCAGTACGCATTGCGCCTGTGCCGAACTCGTTAGCAGGTTGGCTAGACATTTGCGGACCTTTTTGGAATCCGTATGCCAAACCATCTTTACCTACTAAGTAGTAAGCTGCAGATGCTAAGCCGTTGTGAACAACAACGTCGACACCGTAGAGGCGTTCAACTTTACCGTCACGAACAACTGGAGCACCGAACACATCTGCATCAGCGAACTGACTGATTTTGAGTAGCGCGGTCTCGTTGGCGGGAGAGATCCAAAGAGATGCATTCTCAAGTAAACCCTCTTGCTCTAAGTATTTCTCACGCATTTCCAAGATGATATCGCGAGTGATGAGAGCGCCAGCAGTTGTAGTTGCTTCACCTTCAGACTCAGCTTGTGCAATGAGTTTAGTATCAACAAAACGACCGTGGCCGCTTGCTGCACGTTTAGCAAGTTCCAATTCCCAGTTAAGGGTAGATTGAACTTCGTCACTTGAGTCAACAATGTATGCAATGTATGCATTGATGTTGAGATCAAGTTTATCTACTGCAGAAGTAACAACTGCTGCATCACCTTGTGCACCGCTTACGCGCTCAATAGGTGTGAAAGATGTTAAACGTGGAAAAGAAATCGACTTTGCGCCTTTGATTGCGAAAGACGAAACGTCTGTACAGTACTTAGTTAATTTAGCTTGAAACGCAAGCTCACGTTGTACAAGTGCCGCAATCAAGTCTTGCTTGGTTGCGCCTACCTGCGTATTACCATGAATTAGATCTGCCATTTGAATAGCCCTCCATGACTATTTTTTGTTAAGAAAATTTTGCGCGAAGGATCTCTTCGATTTCCTTTGCGTCCATTTTATCAATAGATTTTACACCATTGACCTGTTGGATCGGTTTTTTACTCACAGTGTTTGGCTGATTAATTGACTTTTTATAGTGAGGCTTTGCTTTGAAAACTTCAGAAACGTACAACTGTACTTTTTCCTCGTTCAAAGTGAGAGACTCTTCGTCAATTGCTTCTTTTAAGATATGTGCAAATGCGGGTTGATTGTAAAAGTCATCCACGTTGTTTGCATCTTGCGCATACTTATTAATAGCAAGCTCCAGCTGTTTTTTGATTACTGTTTTTTTGAGTCCTTGCGACTCATCAGCAATCCGAGCTTTTTCTTTTCTTTCCATGTCTAAGAGTTTTTGAAGGTCGCCTTTTTCAAGTGCGATTTTTTTCTCTTTCTCTTCGACCTCTGAGTTAGCTAACTTGTACTTTTTTTTGTAGTCGTTCGACTCTTCTAAAAGTCTTTTGTTAGTTTGCTCGAGTTTGGTCAGACGTTCGACAAGCTCGTTTACATCTGGTTGCTTATTTTCAGCCGTTGACTGTGAGCCTTCGCTAACAGTTGTAGAACCTTCGTTCTTTTCATCCATGATAAACCATCCTTAGTTAATGTGAAGACGTATAATTAAAACTTAATCTTCTTGACTAAGTCTTTGACCGCTTTCACAAATTTGTTTTGTACTACGTTAGAAAATTTCTCACCGTTTTCTGTAGGTAGCAAGCGCCTAATTGTTTTGGCTTTTCCTGCTCCTTGATTATTATGGTAGTCTGCTTTTTCATCTTCAAACTCTAGTACTCTACCATCACTACCGGGTTTTGATTTAAGCGATCTCAGCATGTCGCCACTTAGCGTCATATCAACAGGAGAGACCTTGCCCTTTTTGTCGCTTACAGAATCGTAACCTTTTTTAATCGCTTCTCTGTAGCTCTCACTGTAGCGAGTGAATCTACCGCCACCCTCAACAGGAGAGATGCCTTTTCTAATTACGTTTTTAATTGCCTCAATGAGCTCATCAAAGCTCTCTCGCTTTATAGACTCGTTTATTTTTTTTACAGAGGCTTTTAGATTGAGGGTTGTTTTAACCTTAATTCCCATCGAATAGCTCATCAATCAAATCGTCTACAGCTGATTGTGTTGTCACAACTGGAGCAGATCTTGTGGGCCTAGTCTCTGCTACTACTCTTGGTTCAAAGTTATCTTCTCGGAACTCATCGAGTCTTTCTTTAACTATTTTTTCAACGCCCTTTTTAATATCACCCACAAAGTTTTCGGATTCGTCTGGAATAAACTGGCGCTTAGGTAGTGTGTCGCCTGTGTTGTGGTTAAATGCTTTAGGCGTTTGGCTATCGTCAAAAATACCAACCTCAACACCGTCACCAGTTTTTCTGTAAACAAGAGAGTTAAGCATGTCTCCCTCAAGATCTAAGTTAGGCAGAGTCCTACCGCCCTTTTCTTTGTCAGCGTATTCTTTATCTAATTGCTTAAACCCACGGCCAGTAACAGGAGACCTACCCTCGCCCACATAATCTAAAATGGAATCGACCAAAAAAGAGCCAACCTCATCTTTGATGTCGTTCTTAACACTACTGGGTAGGTTTGCTGGCAGACCTAAATCAATCGACTTAGATACTTCACTGAGTGTTATTGCCATTAATCATTCCCGACTGATTGAACCTCTTGAAGTCTGCTCGTTTCAGGCTTAAATCCCTTGCCAGAAGATGACATTATTTTTCTAGCCTCTTCGATATCCAACTGGAATGCATTAGCTATAATGTTTACGCCTGACTCAAATGGCATCAATCCTTGTGCGACAGATTGTACAACTTCAACCATTGCTGAAACTTGCGCACCGTTAAGTGCTGTCTTTTGAATGTTTTGTTCGCTAGGCATTTCAACACCCACTTTTGGTTTGTTAGTTTCTTCTACTGCTGTATTTTCTAAATCATCAATCACAGTATCTTTTTCAGAAACTTGCATTACTTGACTTATCATTCTTTGTTTTGCTTGATTGATCTTAGATAACTTCTCTCTGGCCTGATCATCGGACAGGTTTGGATCAACCATGATTAATTTCTCGTGCTCTTCAATTAGTCCAAGCTGTAGCATTTTATCGATGTTCTCTAGCTTCTCTCTATCTGTCACAAGCATCTTTGGTTTCTTGTAGATAACGTTCATGTTCTCAGACTTAAAGCGATAGACATTAAGGGACTCAGCTTGTGCTTTGATAATCTTATAAAGGTCATTTTCTACCTTGGCGTATGTTCTTTGGTTCTCTTCTATGATGGATTGCACATCGGCTTCAGCCAAAAGTCTATCCAATCCCGATGAAAACTTCTCCGGGCTAGAGTTAAGAGCGCCAGCGGAGTTGATGCCTTGCTGATCTAAGATCATCGCAAGATAGGTCATGATGCTTTCACGGTGAGCACTCATGTTGGGCGTTGGCGCAATGTATTCTGCATTTGTCTCTGGTGCTTCTGGATCGTTCTTTTGTGGCAAACTCATTGCGACCATAAGGCCGTGTGTTGCGTTTTTGATCTGTTGGTTTTCTGGATACTTAAGAACGAGTGTACCCACTTGCATGTTACCCGATGTTAAATACACAGATAAAAGCGCGTTTAGTTCTACTGTTTGATTAGGTAGTGGGCTTTGGTTTGGGTAGTTTGGGCCGTCGCTATAAGGTGCGTACACAAATGGGAGGATGCCATAAGGGTTGATGTTGCCGTCATTGTTTGGGATCGGCAGGATCTCAATCATACTCTTGGTTTCTTTAGACCTGTAGACCTTAACAGCGTAATGATTTTTATCTGTCCAGATAGCGTAAACAACTTGATTAGCGCCTTCGTCTACACGTCTACCTGCAATGACTGTGTCGATGCCATCTGAGTCGGAGTCAATGACATAGCTCTCGTTTGGATAGCTTAAGATCACAGCTAATACTCTACCCGCTTCGTCTTTGATCACGTCAAACAACTGAGGCGGGAGCGCCATGATATTCCATCTAGGCTTACCGTTCTCATCTAAAGACGGAAGCGCGCCGATGAGTGCATACTTGTGTTGGTTTTTATATCTGTCGAATACAGACATGGCTTCAGTGAGACCAGCATTATCAGCAATCTCTTTGTATTGGTTTTCATCTTCAGGCGTATCTAATTTTCTAATGACTTGCTCTTTGTATGCTTTAGCTTTTTTATCTACGATTTTCTTTTCAACGCTGTAGTCAGAAATAGTGTAGAGATCAAAAGTTTTGGGATACATTTTTTTAATACGTTCATAAACGTATGAGTAAACCTTTTCGTCATAAATCTCGTCAGAGATTACAGCTAATCTTTTACGCTCTAAATTTTCTGGCAGTTCAATCTCATCAATGATGGATTTAATTTGGTCGGGTAACAATTCCATTTGATACGCCTTTTTGAAAAGTTATGAATACAGATTTAGGATACTGTCTGAATTAGCTTATTACAATTGGTTTAGAGAAGCCGTGGTTTTCTATGTAATTAATCCAGTAGCCGATCGAGGTCGTGACGTGCTGCTCCCTAAGTGAATCATCTTCGTCAATCTGTGCTCCCTTTTTAAAATTGGTGAGCCTAAATCCTGTGTCAGCATCCTTTGCGTCTTTGTATATGGTTAGCTTAGATTGTCCGTTTGCATTGTAGAACATGGCGTTTACTAAGTTGTGCCTTTTTCTAATGGGCGGGTTAGAGCTAGGTAGATTAATCGACACGTTTAGTTTTCTTTTTTCTTTAGTCTCATAGTTCTCTAAAAACTTTTTGATAATGTCGTAGTCTGACTTTACGTTTCTTGTGTCTCTGTTCTTACCAGTCTCATCCCCAAAAACTCTGACTGTTGGATTGATTTCAAAGTAGCCGCGGTTTGCTATCTCCTCAACAATGCTCTGTGTTCTTGCGCCGTCAATGAGAATGGCGGCAGCAACGTGGTAATGGCCGTTTATAACCTGTCCAACAGCGGCAGACATGGGCTTACCGTAACCAATGTTGAAGTCATGCATGATATCAACAGGGTATGCGGGATTAAATTTATATTGTTCATCTTTAAAGTTTCTATGGCTCTCGTAATTGTAATAGATCTTTTCTTGGGTAAGCTCAATCCACTCGCCGTAAATGTATCTTTGAGCAGCCTTTGGATCTAAGGTCTCTTTTAATTGCTGAACATAAATAGGATCTAAAAAGGGATTATCGGAGGTGACGCTTTTAAAGATTAGTTTAAAGGATTTTTTTTCTTCAAACCAATAACGATATATCCAATGTGCAGGCGAGTCTGGGTTGGTTGCTGCGATTAATATATTTTCTTTTACTGTGGGGATACGTCTAAGTCTGGCCTTTAGGGTGTCAAAGGCTTCTTTGTCCTCTTGGTTGTTCTCTGCTAGCTCCTCAAAAACCAGCATGGATAACTTAAGAGACCTACCCTTTTTATATTTTTTATCTGCCCATGATCTCGAAATGATTTCTGATCCATTGAACCATTTAATTTTTGCAGAGGTATGGTTAACGCTGTAGTGTTTACCCTCTGTAAAATCCTCTGAGATGTGCTCAATGATTTCTTTTAAGATGGTGTCTTTTAAATCGGGTAGGGCTTTCCTTGCTAGGCACACTCTTGCGCCGGGGTTTTCTAAGCAGTGCCTTACCACCAAGTGAGCCATGAGGATTGATTTTGCTGATCCATAAGAACCGGAAAGCAAAATCTCTGGAGTAGATTTAGAAAAATCCCAGTCAGCTAGAAGCGCTACTACGTCACACTGATAAGGAATAATCCTAGGATTAAACTCAGAAAAGTATGGCTTGCTATAAAGCTCATCCATCTTTCTTTAGTTTTTTTGGGTCGTAATTCATTGTTATTTTTAGAGGCTTTTCATCGTCGCTAGAGACTTCCATGCGGTCACGCCAGTGGAATCTATTTTTCATATTAAAGATCCAAGCCGCATTGTTTAGTGATTTAGATTCTGTTTTTGTAGAGCCGTCTTTACCGCGTGTAGATGTTGTGCTGTTGATTAAGTTATCAATGCACGCCTTCTCCCAAAAGACTCTATTTTTTGTGAACGCCACTTTTTTGGCATCGGAAAATTCTTTAAAGTTTTTTTCCCATTCGTAAAGCGTATCTACTGCAACGGAAACAAAACCAGCAAAAGCCTCGTAGCTAAAGCCTTCAGACATTTTCTCAATTAACAATCCGCAATAGTATGGTCTGTATTTAGTGGGCCTACCCGGTGAGTCATACTTCTTTTTCTTTTTTTCTTTTGTGCCTTCCATGACACGCTACCTTTCTCGCCTTCGCGATGACCTTCGTCATTGGTATATTTTTAATGTGTCTTATAGAGCGTAATAAAACAAGCCTAAGCTATCAGATTTGCCCAATGAGCGTGTATCTCGGGTTCAGTGATGTGATGTAGTCAGTGCGATATCGAATCGGCCTAATGCGAACAAAGGCGTTATTAGCCACTGCATCTCTTAGCTCGAGCGTACTAGAATCACCGCCGCCCGCTTCAATCATAAGCCATTGATCCAAAGCAAAGCCAACATGCGTTATTTGTGTAACTGACTTACCGTAAAAAACAATACTACCTGCTTTTGGGGTTTGGCTTAAGGTGTTGCAG